TCAGCACTCCTCGCAGCATTCATAGCACTCCTCGCAGTACTCCACGCAGCACTCTCAGCACTCCTCGCAGCACTCCCAGCACTCCTCGCAGCACTCGCAGCACTCTCAGCACTCCTCGCAGCACTCTCAGCACTCTCAGCAGCACTCTCAGCACTCTCAGCAGCACTCTCAGCACTCTCAGCAGCACTCCACGCAGCACTCGCAGCACTCCTCGCAGCACTCCTCTCAGCATTCATAGCATTAGCAGCCTTTTGATCTACAGGTTGACCCTTAGTAAGTGGTATCAAAACATCTGCACATTGCTTAATACTGTCTTTGACAAGAGGGTGATTGATACCGGGATTAACTTCTTCGTCAGTCAGTAACCAATATTGAAATTTCCAACCGACCAGTGACAAGTCAGCTCCGGGCTCAATAGCAGACATGAATCGTGTAGGCCACTTCATTGCCGCTTCGTTTGGTAATCCCTCGAAAATGCGGTCTTCAAGCCGTGCCAGCATGACAGGAATGCCAAAGCGATCTTCATAATCCATGTGATTGCCAGAATGGATTGTGCACCCGACTGCACAGCCTTTGCCGTTTTTCCAATACTGGCCTTTTACGATTTGATCCGCAGACGCGTGGTCTGCTAATTGTGACAGAATGTCATTCTTTATTTTTGGATCGTTATAGTAAGCGAGCATAATTATATCCCTTCATGTGGTGTGCAGTATTTTCCGCCGCACTCTTGATAATCGATTTCATATTGCGCCTGAGTTTCAGCCATTGAAACAAAGACAATGAACATTAATGTTGATAACAATAACATCAAGCTAACGCCTAAAATAAACATTTTCATTTGAGAAGCGCCTCTGCTTGCTGGATTGATAGGCCGCCATGCAAGCAAAGCCAGGTAACAGCTTTAAAAGTTGTCACCTCGCCTCGTTCAATTTGGCCTTTTAAAATGTTTTGATATGTCATTCTGGTAATCCCTTTGTTTGTTGATAATCTACAATACACCCTTTGCACCAGATTGCAAACATTATTATTCTGGGTAATCCGGCATTGGCAATTTAATACCATGCTCGGCGGCAAACCGGTAAATAGAGTCTAGGTATTCTGCCATGGGTTTTACCGTTAATTTTCGAGTCGTGTAGACTTCAACAGGGCCATCTATCGTATCAACAATTTTAGGCATTAGGCCGATACGCATGAGCGCCTCGTGCATTTCGTCGGGCGTGTAACCTAGCTCACTTCCGAGAATGTCGTATAGCTTCCACATCAAAGCGTTTTGCTCAAGGCTCCTGTTTTTCTTATATGGCTTTATTGATATGTCCCAGACCGTTGTAATGTTTAGTGCATGGATACGGTCAATCGCGTGTTGGCGCTGGCGCTCTTCACGTATGATTATTCTTTGTGTCATTCAAGTTCCCCTTCTACTTGTAAGCGCCCTATTGAATCAATAACCCCGTCCAGTTCTTGAACAAGTTTAGCGTTTTCAACCCTCAATTTCTTTATTTCAAATGACGCTTCTTGTCGTTGGTTTACGCTATCCTGTGGATGTTTAATAGGACTATTTAACCTTATTAGGATATCAACCATATCAAAACACTTTCCAAAGGATAACCGCTACAAATAATAAATTTAATAGGCATAAAGATATAACATTCATCACAAAACCCCTTCATATTTCATGAGTTTCTGATTCAACAAAACAAGACTTCGTTTGCGTTGGTCTTTCGGTCCCATTGCCTTCGACATAAATCTCCGGAACCATGCCATATTGCCACCGTCAACGACCTCGCCTTCCTGCTTGCCACATTCGCTGCACTCAAGCTTATGTTCCAATGCGCAAGGCATAACCGCAACCCAGTCATAGCCACATTCCATGCAAGCCACGTACTGGTATTCGTGCGGTCTGTGGTCATCCAGTTTTACTACGCTCATTCCTCATTCTCCTTTTCTATTCCACATAACATGGAAAGATAACGGACCTAGAACCCACCACCGATATCCTATTATTTTACCAGTCGCCATCTTAGCCCATTCACAGTGCGGCGAGAAATCTATAGAGAAAGTGGGAGCATATATGTGTTGAGGGTTATCCTGTTCTTGATCAGTCATGATAATTCATCCTTATATGGTGATTTTTCAAAAAGTTCTAAAGCGTATTCTAGCCCATTAACCCCGCGAGATTCCAGAAAGCCGATTTCGGCCTCTGGGCCATGCACACCCCGCGCTAGATCATGCGAGTCTCTACATATCGGAATGACGTATTTGTCGTCACGACGCCCAATCTTATCTGATGGTTTATAATGAATTAGATGGTGCACTGCGATTTCACTGCGTCCACACACGCAACACGGATGCGTTGCGACCCAAGCAAGATGGCGCAGGCTATTGCGGTCTTTGCGCTTGATGCGCTTATGCTTGAGTTTCTTGGGTATCATTTTTAGGGCTGAACACGTCTTCGTGGGTAGCATCATAAATGGCGCTTAAGTCAGAGATAATATCTTTTAAAATATCTAATTGCCAAATTCCTGATTCCATTTCAAAAGCCTCTGTGACTTCTGCTGACGCCTCGCCAGAGTCTACGTCTATTTTGATTTTTATATATTTACTCATTTATGAATATCCTATTTTGAAAAGTTGCCGGGATATTGTCCCGTCCCGGCGCGGGCGGTTTAGGTGTCAAAAGGTCGGGAAAACCTCAGCGATTGTTTCCGTACGCTCACCATGCCAATTCTGTGAGCTTATACCATTCCCGATATGTTAAAAAGGTATATCTAAGTCCGTATTGCTGGCTATGGCCGTTTCTTCACCACTATCATTATGCTCAGAACCGCCCATTAGTTTAACTTCTGAAACACGCAGCTCTAATGACGTTTTCGTCGTCCCGTCTTTCGCAACATATTCGTTGATAGTTGGTTCACCTGTAACAACAATCTTAGTTCCTTTTTTAATCCATGCAGAAAGTTTTTCTCCACGTTCTCCCCACATTGTGCACCGGACCCATGTCGTCTTTTTCTTGTCTCCGAATCCAGTGTCGCAAGCGACAGACCAGCTCGCGTTGCTCTTACCAGATTGAGTCGTTCTTATTTCGCTATCTCGACCGACATTCCCGGCCACCATTAGATGCATCATTTTTTTAATCTTTCTTTCAGTTTCAAAATCATTTCGTCTAGCTCTCCAAGGAATTTAACAACCTCGGATTCAAGCTCTTCAATGCGCTCGTCGTCACGGTCAACGCGGACACAAAAGAAATCATTGTTCTCTGGTAGTCTAGGGTCGAATGACACGAAGTCGCACCATTGACGCCCAGCACAAGCCATCTGCCATTGCATTTGGTTCATATATTTCGACGGTGCTTTTTCTGCGAGCAACGTTGCAATGTGCGTTGCTGTGTTGGGGCATTTAATCTCCAGCATACCCTCATCGCATACCATGCCGTCAGGTGATGCCCCTGACATTTCGATGTTAGGGTGCAGAATGAATCCTTCTTCAATAACAGCGTTGCCTGTTTTAAATTCGTAGGCAGCTCGCGCTTGCGGCTCGGTATCAGTTCCCCATTGCATGGCTGCGTTGGCGTAGAACTCCGTAGGGGTGCCTGTGAGCCTCTCCACGAGAAGTTGGCTCATGTATGTGGCTCGGCTTGCGCCATACCCTGATTTAGTCTTAGACATAACATCTGAGACTTTACTAGCACTAACCTTGCCTGTTCGGGCCGCAAACCATTCTGGCGTTCTTTGTTCCATTATGCGTCTGCCTTGTTTTCAAGAGATGCTTTTGCTGATGCAAACTTGTCGGACGGCATCTCGTCATAATTCTCTATTTTGTAATACTTTAAAAATACAGAAGATTTGACGCCTTTTTGATTTATTAATTTCACCAGTTCTTGTTCTTGTTTCTCCGTGATGTTTCGATGAATAACTGGCGTCCCTTCTGATGCCTCTGGGTCGTCGCCTGTTTCTATCTGGAACAACTTGAACAGCAGATATTTATTAGCACCAGTTAACGCCTTGTACAGTCCTTTGTCGCCGACACCGTTCTTGTTTCTGTCATTTCCGCATCCGTAAGCGATAATTTTCTCTGGCCACACCTCGCCATCTTTATGCGCGAGGGTGTAAGCAACTTTAACTAATGTGTTACCATGAGAGTCTATTGGCTGCACTTCTTCTTGCGATGGAATCAACATAAGCCCCGCTTCAATCATTGCAGGGCGCAGCACCTCTAACAAGTCAGCTTCGCCCGCGTACTTGTAGCCGTGGAACGTGTTTTTCCCTTTCTTTTGAACGTATCCGCATTTTTCCATAACACTATGCAGCGATGCTAAAATACTTGATTTTACGTGTGTCATTTTTCCTAGTTTCCTTTTTCTATTGCTTTACGCACTTTTTCCAGCGCAACAAATGTTGATGTGCTCGGGCCTTTGCCGCCACAACTGGTGCTTATCTGAGGCGCGCACTTTAATATGGCTTCAGCGTGAATTAAAGCATCTTGCACGTCGTCTGACGTGGCCCCTCGAAGTTTTGCCGACCGGCGCAGGACGTTTACAATTGCTTTGTTCATTAGAATTCATCCGTTAAAAGAGCGTGTTCAATCGCCTCTTCGTCAGCGTTACTGAGTCGTTGATACATAGACTCAGGTAGTTCCTTGCCCTTCCCTGTTGTCCAAAAAAGTTCCCAATCAACAACATAGGGGTGAAAAATTCCAACGTCTGGTTCTGGTGGGCAAATCGGACCCCTCGCCAAAACAGTAAGCCCACCTAGAATCTCTACTTGTGCTTGTGCCATTTAATTAATCCCTTTGTTTGTTTGATGTGCGGCGCACCGTGGCGGTACTCAAATATCTCAGGCCAGCTGTGCATTATGTAATCAAGCGCGTCCGCCATAATGATAGCTTCACTTTCTAACCTGTCAATATGGTCTTGGGTGGATTTTCGTAAGCTATCTTGAATCGGTTTGTCCATAAAATCCTCCGTTGTTTGATGATTATATAATACACCAATTTATCTGACTAACAAGTATTATTTTGCATTGCGCTGCAAATATATTTGCGGTACAAAGAAAACTGAAAAGGAGAATTCATGCATTTACATAAACAGTTATTAGAATCAATTGGCGGCACTCGCGAGATTGCAACAGCCTTAAACGTTTCAGACGATAAAGTCTCGAAATGGAAAAAGACAGGGATTGCAATGAAGTACGCAGAGCCGCTTATTACGTTCGCTCGGAAGAAAGGCGTGGAACCAAAACTCTGCGATTTCTTCAATGTTTAAGCGCGGCAAATACAACGCGGTCAAAACGGTTGTTGACGGCATTACCTTTGACTCAAAGAAAGAGGCTGCCAGGTATGCAGAGCTAAAGCTTCTCGAACGTGCGGGTGAGATTACCTGCCTCACCTTACAGCCTCGTTTCGACATTATAATCAAAGGTAAATTTTGTTGTTTTTACAAGGCAGACTTTAAATACTTTACAGCCGAGACTTGCGTGATTGAGGACGTAAAAGGCATGAAAACGCCTATGTACAGGCTCAAGAAAAAGCTTGTTGAGGCTCAGTACGGAATCAAAATAACGGAGACATAAAAATGTATTTTTACGCAGATTTTAGGGACGACTTGGAACATTCACGAAAACGCCCACTCAGCGCCCGCGCTATTCACAAGGCAATGAGCAAAGCACACATAAAAGAAACGTCAAAGAAACTCGCTATTCTAGCCCATGCAGAAGCATCAAAAGCATACGAGAAAGCCCCTGACGGGTATAAGTCGGGCCACGCAAAGGCATTGCAGAACGCCATGACCGATATGCTTAAAATGGAGAACAAATTATGAATAAACGGAAACAGAGAAAATTATACGCAGAAATCAATTTTATCATAAACTACATATCAGAAGAGTGCGAGATAGGGGTCCGGGACATTCAATCAGACACCAGGGCGAAGCATATAGCACAAGTACGCCATGTCATCGTCTGGGCCTCACGCCTGCTCACGTCGGCAACGTGGAGCAACATTTCTAAGGCGCTAAGCCGAACGGACCACTCAACAGCTATTAACAGCTATAGGCGCGCGCTTATGCTGCGTCATCAATCAACGCATCATAGATTATGCATGGATAGGTTTATTTCCCATTTGAGAGAAGAGTTGCGAAAGCGCCCTTTAGATGTATAATTACTTCGCGGTGAAAAAAAGCACAGCTTGATCTCTGTGCTGGTTTCGCTCTCCGGCCCGCCGCCTTTTTTGGAGAGTAACGATAGGAGAGATAAATGGCCGGGTGGCTAAAACTTCACAGAACCATAGAAGATTGGGAATGGTATACTGACGCAAACGTTATGCGCCTATTCCTGCATCTTTTGGTTAAAGCTAATTACAAACCATCAAGATTCAAGGGTCAAGAAGTGCCTGCCGGGTCTGTTGTCGCAGGGCGAACGGCGTTGTCTGCACAGCTTGGTATGTCAGAACAGCAAGTGCGTACTGCTTTGGACAAGCTTTTATCAACCAACGAAATAACCATCAACTCAACTAATAAATTCTCAATAATATCAATACTTTGCTGGGGAAAATACCAAGACGATAACCAACAAGATAACCAACAAGTAACCAACAAACAACCAACAGATAACCAACAAGTAACCACGTCTAAAGAAGGTAAGAAGGTAAAAAAGGAAGAAGGTAATAATATAACAGTTATTTTTCAGCCCGATAATTTCAATGACTGGTATTCTCAGTATCCTAGAAAGATTGGAAAGAAGGCTGCAGAGAAGGCGTTCGCTAAGGCAATCAAAGATGGTGTAACTATCGACCAATTAAATCAGGGCGTCGAAGCCTATAATCAGGAAATAAGCGATGCAGGAACTTCCACAAAATTTATTAAGCACCCATCGACATGGCTCAACCAAGGATGTTACGACGACGACCACGGGCAGATCATCCATGACAAACCCGGCAGAGACGACAAAAAGCCTCGAAGCATTTTTGAAATTGGGGATGAAGTTGCAACCCGAATGGGCTGGGAGTGACACTCACGATGTCATAGGGTTCGAAGTCTCCAGCGTTGACATCACGCACTATTCGAATGCGATGGACTCTTGTAGACCTATGCCTCAAAGAGAAATAGCGCGGCTGGTGCAGAAAATGATTTTAACGATGCCGATGAAAAATATGGATGATTTCGACAAAGCTGCTATCATAGCAATCTACGTTGAGGATTTAGAAGAATACCCGGCGGACGTTGTTGAGTACGTTCTTAAAACAATACGCAGGTCAAATAAGTTTTTCCCAACATGGGCTGAGCTTTACGAAAATTTAGAATTATGGGGCAGACGCCGTTTGCTTCTCAAAGACGCAATAGAAAGGGCAATAAAATAATGGAACCAATTAAACTTACAGCTACTTTGCGGGTCAACGACTACGATGCGCAACAATATACCATTGAGAGATTAACCGTCGCAAAAACAGGAAAAAATGCAGGGCAATCGACGTGGAAGCCTATTGCTTATTGCGGGGAGGTAAAAACGCTTGCACAAAATGCTCGTGAGGCGGTTGGCAATGAGTTCGCACGATTAGCTAAAGAAAAGGCCGAAGAATCTTTTGACGCGCAGGGTCTTAGCGAATTATTGTCTAACCTTCCAACAAAGCCGAGGGCAATAAAATGACATACATGTACGGCAAGGAAGCGTATGACGCGATTGAGCGCCATGTTTATAATTCACGACTCATGCCTAACCAGTCTATCCCAATTGTCCAACATGGGGGTGCGGCATTATCTGCAATGATTGGATATTCTAATTGTGTACTAATAAAATCATTATGGAGGTAATAATGACCAAGCGAGATAAGATTATAGCTACAATGCGTTATGCGTATAATGCGGAACTACAAACCTCGCCAAGTCAGGGCGCGGGTGATCGAGCATGGGGCTTGGCGCTATTATCCATCGAAGCTCTTGGATACGCCATCGTCCCGACCGAGCCGACTGAGGGGATGCTAACCAATTCAGGAACGATGGAAGGTTTTAACGGATTTGCTGAAGAGGGCGATGTAGATAGGTGCCATATCGAATGGTGGGAAACCATGATCGAACAAGCACAGAAGGAGATGGAGATATGATTAAATGTATTATAATAATTTCACTATTCTCCACCAGTGGAATTCCTATAACGGCGACGCTTAGTTATGAAGACGTAAAAAGGTGTGAAAAAGCATATGAGCATGTTCTTGTTCGCTTAGATATCAATGAGTTCGCACGATTATCTAAGGAAAAGGCCGTTGGTGAATGGCGCAGAGTTGGGAACGTAAAAGCAGAACAGGGGATGAACAATGACTGAATCCTTAGCCCACGAAGGCCCTGGCCGATATTCTAACAACATCCGTATGTATTGGGAGCGCCTTGGCTTCAAAGTCAGAACGCGCGATTTTATAACAGGCGATTCGTATGGAGATTTTTGGTGCGTTCGCTCTGACATGAAAAACGGCAACCCATGCATCCAACAAAAAAGGACAATGAAATGAACAACGATATAGATTTAACATTAAACGAGCGAGAGGCGACGCATGGGGATTTTAGTGACGTTGCCTCAGTCGCTCAATCGTTAAAATTTCATATGGATTGCGCGCCGTATTGGGGCAATTTAACCGATGATAAGAAAGAAGCCTTACAAATGATTGCGTTAAAAGTTGCTCGTATTGTGTGTGGTAATCCAAATTACCCTGACCACTGGAAAGACATCGAAGGTTACGCCCGCCTTGTTCGGGACCGTATCGCCCCTGATGACTAAATGGACGCCTGGAGCATGGACGCCAAAGCGTTGCGCAGTGTGGAACACGTTAAACGACGAAACCAAGACCCGTTTCCAAGAATGGGTATGGAAAGAACACGAACGCGGCCAATGCAACCCAACTCAGATACCGAGGGAATTAGAAAATGACGAAGAGAGCACACAAGAAGTTTGAAAGAAACCCGAGAGATTTTTACGCAACCCCAAGTTCTGCAGTATTGCCATTGTTACCGCATTTACCGCCCGCCGCGCATTATGACGAACCCTGCGCCGGAGAAGGTGATTTAATTAAACATTTATCGGCGTATGGGCATTATTGTGAGCAAGCCACTGATATAAGTCCACCTAATCGGATGAAATCAAAATCTATTGACGCCTTAGATATAAATGAATGTCGTAGCAAAATGTTCATAACAAACCCGCCGTGGGATAGAAAAACGCTTCACCCTATAATAACTCGTTTGTCAAACTTAGCCCCAACATGGCTATTATTTGATGCTGACTGGATGCACACAAAGCAATCTATAGAATTTATGCCACGATGCGAAAAAATTGTGTCAATAGGCAGGGTGTCTTGGATGGGTAACGGTGTAAGCGGTTTTGATAACTGCGCTTGGTATTTGTTTGATGTAATGAATAAAGAGACAACTAAATTTATAGGTCGAACATGGAAAACCGGACAGAAACGACAGTGACTAGGATTGATACAATATTCGGGACTTGCTATTTACAGATAGATAGCTTGAAAGGGATTGTGTGCGGTGGTAACATATCCACGCATCGCAAGGAGCCTAACAGCCAGATAACCTTGTTCACAGAACAACTCGCGGATGGACTTCGCAGGGCATTAGAGGGTAAAAAAGATGTATAGAAAACGGAATGCAAACCAAACAAAACATTTTGCAGCATTTGGTTCTACCATGTTAGACGTAGACACGGACGAAATTATCGAGTTCTTAAACTGGGGCGCACCTTCATCATGGGTACTAGACCCGGCGGTGGAAAAGGTAAGCCCTGTACAGAAATGGGTTAAGGCGCACATTAAAAAAAGCAAGGATTGGAATGAATGAAAAATTCAAACAAAACAGGCATGGAACGCCAGGCTGAAGCAAGGCGCAACGTCCGGGATACAAAGCGCAAACAAAAACGCGCACGAAAGCTGATTGCAAAAGTTGGTGCGGAACGTGTAACACCTAAAGAAGTGTTCAGAGCGCGCAACGCCCACGCAGATATAGGGAAAAACTTATAATGGAAAACGTACAACGATTAACACCGGCAACAGACGAACGGCTAAAGACTATTGTTGAGCGTATCGAACGTCTTGAAGAAGAAAAAACTGCCTTAGTTTCGGACATAAAAGAAGTGTATTCAGAGGCAAGGGGCGCGGGATATGACGTGAAGGCTATTAAGCAGGTTGTCTCGCAGCGAAAACTCGATAGCATCGACAGGCAAGAGCAGATTTCAATGTTTGAGCTATATTGGGATAGGGTTCATTGACATGGAATCTTGGCAACGTAAGTTATTAAGCCAGGCAAGAGAGCGCCTTGAGGCCATCCCAAGCGAGAGGCTGGAGATTTGCGACCCTGCGGCAGTTGTGGAGTTGGCTTTAGTCCTGCACGATGTTCTGGAAATATTAGAGGATAAACCATAAGCATGGCCAATAAGCTAACACCCAAGCAACAGGCGTTCATTAACGAATACCTGATAGACTTGAACGCGAAGCAGGCAGCTATCCGTGCGGGGTACGACGGCAAGGCTTTACGCCAGGTAATTAAACAACGTAAACTGGACAGCCACGAGCGCACAGAAGCGCAAATGATGTTTGAACTTTTATGGGACGCGGTGCATTAAAATGGAAAATAAAGAACACGTTATAACCGAAGTTGACGAAGACAAGGTGGCAGAAGTCGCAACAGGATTAGTATTAGCTTGCGAAGATGTTGGCGCTGTAATTATATTAACGTTGCGCTACGACGGGACTATAGGGACTCACGTCGATGGCATGGACGCAGCTCTTTCTGACGCAGCCGTTGATTTATCTCACGACATCATGGAACACTTAGGGGCTGAACGTGTATCCGAATATGGGGAGACAATGCATTGAGAACCAAATGGCTAGAGGACGTCGCAGCTAAAGCGGGCGTTGTGTTAGTAGGTGTGGAATCAGGGGAAGGGGCAGTCTATGATACTGCTAAATTCGACTACCCTTGCGGGTGTCACGGGACAGACGTTGGTTTAAGCGCGTATGACGAGCAGGAATCAGCTTGGATAGTCGCGGCGATAAAGAAGTCATGGCCGGACTGCATGGAGGGTGAGAGAGTCATACCACAATCAAAAGGAGACAAGACATTGACCGATAAACCAGACTTTAAAGTGGGCGACGTTGTGGTGTTGAGGTCCGGCGGCCCTGCTATGACAGTTTCAGGACCTTTAACGGATGAATTTGATGTCAACTGCGTATGGTTCGCAGAAGATTACATTGAAAAAGCGTGTTTCCATGTATCGTCGCTAAAACTATACGATTGTCAATGCGCCGGGGAAAGTTGTCTTTGAAGCCTTACTTATGGAATGTTTATGACACATAAACTCACACCTAAACAACAAGCGTTTGTAAACGAATACCTGATTGATCTGAACGCAACACAGGCGGCAATTCGTGCTGGGTACAGTGAGAGGACAGCAAAAGAGATAGGCTGTCAGAACTTAACCAAAGTTAACATTGCCGCGGCAATCAAGGAAGCATTGGACGTAAGGGCCACAGAGACGGGCATTACAGCGCGCTGGGTGCTTGAACAGGCCGCTGACGTATACAAAGAGGCGAGAACAGCAGAAGACCGCTCAAACGCCTTAAAAGCCCTTGATACGGTTGGCAAGCATGTAGACATTCAAGCGTTTAGTGAGAAACATGAGTTAGTAGGGAAAGACGGTGCTGAGTTAGTGTTCGTCCCTGTGGGGGCTCGTGGAACAGATAAAGATTGAGTATGTCGAGAACCTTTACCCTATCTTCACCAAGCCAAAGCGTATAAAAATTATTGTTGGAGGACGTGGGTCTACTAAATCAACGGGTGTGTCAGACTATGTCGGGGCTAGAGTTTCTAAAGGTGAATTATGGTGTTGTGCGCGTGAACACCAGAACTCGATTGAGGAATCAGTGCATAGAACGATCCTTGAAGAAATTGAGCGTTTAGGGATAGCAGGGTTTAGCGACACTAAAACAGGAATAACCCACAGTTCCGGCGGGCGGATATTCTATCGAGGTTTAGCGCGTAACATAACTTCCATCAAATCTACATTATCAGGCGTTGACGGGCTATGGATTGAAGAGGGAGAGGACGTGACCGAGAATACCTTGCGTGTTCTCACTGCGTCTGTCCGGCTTAATGCAGCGGATGCAGAACGTAAAATCGCTGGCGAAGATGTAAAAATGCCTGAGATTATTATCACTATGAACAGAGGATCTAGGACGGGAGCGGTTGCGAAGCGATGGCTTGCTCGCGCTGAGTCTGAATTGACTAGATGCGGGTATTACGAAGATGATTTAATTATGGTGGTTCAAATGAATTATACCGACATGCCGCCTGCCTGGTTCCTAGCGTCTGGCCTTGAGGACGAGCGCGCAGACGATCACAACCGGTTGTCTCGTGCTGAGTATGACCATAAATGGAAAGGCGCATACTACGACGAGGTTGAAGGGTCTATCATCAAACCTGAGTGGTATGACGCCTGTCTTGATGCGCACAAACTTCCCCACCTAGAAGCCGCTTTCAAACCTCTCGGGGCTAAGATAGCCGCGCATGATCCATTTGACGGGGGCAAGGATGCAGGAGGGTATAGCTTGCGTCATGGCTCAATTATCAAGTCAGTGCAATCGATGCGTACCGGCGAAATAGATCAAGCCTGTGATTGGGCCACAGAGAACGCTATTAAAGATGGTGCCGACTGGTTCGTCTGGGATGGCGACGGCATGGGTACGGGCCTTAAACGCCAAGTACAGCTTGCTTTTAATAACATGGCGATTGAATACCACATGTTTCAAGGGTCTTTGTCAGGGGTAGGCCAAGACAACGCAAGAGATATATATATGTTCAACGAAACTCGCCGTGAGGACGCACCAAAGACGTATGCAGAGACATTCAAGAATAACAGGGCGCAATATTATATAACGTTAGCAAATAGGATGTATAACACATATCGGTGTGTCGAGCGCGGTGAGTACATGGATCCGGATAAAATGATATCATTCGATAGCGATGGGATTGAAAACGAAAGCGTGTTCCGGTCACAGATATGCAGGATACCAAGAAAGCAGAACGGCAACGGTCTTATACAGCTAATGAGCAAGGAGGACATGAAGCGTCTAGGCATTGTCTCGCCAAATGAATCTGACTCTGTTATGATGAGCATGTACACGCCAAACGTGCGCAAGAAAAAGACGAATAAACCGCCGCGTAATTTGAATTGGATGGGATAGATGAACCTCAAAGCACAAGAACACGCAATAGAACTCGGCGCAGAGATAGTTGAACTCGCCAAGGCTAAGAAGCTGACAGGCGGCCAACGCCTCAGACGCAGCGAAATCATACGTGATATGAAAGAGGGCGGCTGGACGCTTGGCGAGATTTCTCAAGTATTCGGCATGAGAGTTTCCGAAGTCATTAACGTTTAGTTTTCACACATAGGCGCTACCGTTATTAATAATTGACGAGGTGGGAACAGCTACCCCACACGCCCGGCAACGGGTAATTAGGTCTTTCGAGGCTGAAGAGATGCAGGTTGGCAACTGCCGTTGTATTTATTAGGTAGTTTTTATTTAAATCTATACTACACATTCATATAGTAGTTTACATTGACCTGCCGTTCTGTTTAGCGTAAAACGTATATAACAAATTAAAGGTGTATAATGGACAAACTTCTTCTCGAAGCCAAAGAAGCGTATCAAAACTGCGTTGATTACGAGTCAACGCAGCGGGACATGTCCAAGAAAGAGTACGATTTTGCTCGGTTGGGTGAGCAATGGCCTGAGAACGTCCGAAAGGACCGTGAGTCTAAGGGCCGTCCTTGCCTGACAATGAACAAACTGCCAGCGTTTATTCGCCAGGTAGTTAACGACGCTCGGCAGAACAAGCCATCAATCAAAGTTCACCCCGTAGACGATAATGCTGACGTAGAGACTGCAGAAGTCCTTAATGGTCTAATCCGTAACATCGAATACAGGTCCGACGCGGGCGCTGCATATGACACAGCCATTGATTGGGCTGCATCGTGCGGTATCGGTTATTTTCGGGTTAATGTCGATTTTGTATTCCAAGACGCTTTTGACAAGGATATCGTCATTGAGCGGATAATGAACCCGTTCTCTGTCTACGGTGATCCAGATAGTACGGCGGTTGATTCTTCGGACTGGAATAAGGCGTTCATAACTGAATGGGTAACAACTGAATCGTTCAAAGCAGATTACCCTAATGCAGAAGCAGTTGATTGGGATTTCTTAGGCGCTGAAGACCGTCAAGACTGGTTCGAAGAGGACCACGTTCTCATTGCTGAATATTGGAAGCGTGAAGAGGTGTCCGAAACGCTGCTGATGCTGACCGACGGCCAGATTATGCAGAAAGACGTGTATGAGAACGCCAAAGAGATATTTGACTCACTCGATATAACTATTGAGTTCGAGCGCGAGACAAAGAGCTACAAAGTCACGCAATACATAATGAACGGTCAAGAGGTTCTTGAGACTAACGACTGGGCTGGTAAGTATATTCCTATCATCCCTGTTTATGGTGAGGAAACCATAGACGATGGTAAGCGTTACCACCATGGCCTAACTTATCAATCACAAGACGCACAACGCAACTACAACTATTGGCGCACAGCATCGACTGAGCTGGTCGCGCTTGCCCCTAAAGCTCCGTGGGTTGGAGAAGCAGGGGCCTTTGATGCAGACGATAATTGGGCGACAGCGAACACTGATAATCACCAGACATTAGAATACACACCGGGCAAGATGCGGCCGATACGTGAGCCGTTCGCTGGTGTGCCGGCTGGCGCTATTAGTGAATCCATGTCGTCCAGCGACGATATGAAGGGTATTATGGGGATGCAGGACGCTAGTCTGGGCATGGCAGCTAATGAGATTAGCGGCATCGCGATACAAAGACGAAACCAAGAGGGCGACACGTCAACATTCCATTTCCAAGACAACCTTACTCGCGCCATTCGCCACGCTGGACGCATTATTGTTGACCTTATCCCTCACACGTACACCAAGGCTCGTATATTGCGGGTATTAGGTGAGGATGACGAGCCGCTTGAAATTCCAATTAACCAGCCGGTCAGCATGGAAACAGGCCAAGCTGTGGAGAAGGGTGAACAAGAGAAGCTTATAGACGGCGTAGAACGTATCTTTGACCTGACAACAGGCAAATACGATGTTGTTGTTAAAGCAGGTCCGTCGTTCACCACGAAACGCCAAGAGGCTGCAGATCAAATGATGCAGCTTATCACAGCATTCCCTCAAGCCGCGCCATACGTGGGCGACATCATAGCAAAGAATCTAGACTGGCCAGGCGCTGACGAAATTGCTACCCGCCTGAAGTCTCTACTCCCTGCGAACTTACGTGAGGACGAAGAGGACCCAATGGTTGCGCAACTTAAGCAGCAATTACAAATGGCAGAGTCACAGATTAAAACACTAATGGATATGAAGCAGCTTGAACAAGAGCGCATATCCATTGACAGAATGAACGCTGAAACTAAGCAATTCGAAGCCCAAATTAAAAAACGGGGTAGTTTGATAGATGCTTATGAGGCGGACACAGAACGCATGGAAGCCGACGTTAAAACTCAACAAGGCAACGACAAACTAGCCGTTGACTTATTGGATAAAGTTAGCAAGGCCAAGCCTACGTCTGCACCGGGACAGAATCCCGGACTTGACCCACGAAGGATATAAATAATGGAACAGATGGACAGCCAAGCACCGCTTGAATCCATAGCCCCGGTTGATGATGCGCCTGTACAGGATACCGCACCAGCACCAGAACGGCGTTTTGTAGACCCTGATGCCCCAAAAGCAGAGGCAATTGAAGTATCTACGGACCCTGATGACGATCTAGTGGCTATCGTCAACGAAGAAAGCGACGGGCAACCGGATACCGACGAGTCCGAACCTGAGCTTATGGACGTTGAGTATGAGGGTAAAACCTACAAACTCACGGCTGAAATCAAGGATGCTCTAATGCGTCAAGGCGACTACACCAAGAAGACAATGGAAGTAGCTGACCAACGCAAGGCATTCGAGGCGCAACAGACTGAATTCCAAGCGAACGTTAAAGTGCAAGAACAGTTCTTTGAAGAGGCGTCGACAGTACGCCAAATCGATGCACAGCTTGCCCAGTATGAACAAGTCGATTGGAACCAGCTTAGTTATGACGACCCTGTCGAGTTTCAACGGTTGGATTTTCAGCGCCGTCAACTCGTCGAGAACAGAACAAACACAGTCCAGCGAATGATACACGCGCAACAGGAAGTCGCTCAGAAGCAGCATCAAGAGGGTGCCAGGCTGAAAGAGGAAGGGCTCAAAGAGTTAGCGAAGGTCATACCGAACTGGAATGAAGACACAGCCAAAACCATATTTAAGTCAGGCATTGACACTTACGGTTTTAGCAAAGACGAGATGAGTAGCGTTTTAGACCCTCGAATGGTTCGAGTGTTGGACGACGCTCGTCGTTACAGAAACATCGTTGCCAAGTCAAAGAGCAACAAAGCCCCTAAGCCCGCCGAGGCTCAACCTGTCGCTTCTATCAAAGGCAAAAACGCAAAAGCAAGCGTTAACCCTGATAATTTGTCTGTTAAAGCATGGCAAGCATGGCGTGAGAAAGACCTCAAGGCAAAGGGTCGACGTTGACTGACTGGCACATTTTAGGATTAAATTGAAATGGCTAACACACTACTGACCGCGACCGCAGTTACCCGAGAGGCGCTGCGTATTCTTCACCAGAAGCTTAACTTTGTTGGCAAGACAAACCGCCAATACGATGACAGCTTTGCAAAAACAGGCGCTAAGATTGGCGACAGTCTTAAAATCCGCCTACCAAACGAGTACGTCGTTCGAACCGGCGCTGCATTGTCTGCTCAGGACACAACAGAAACATCTGTTGACCTTCAAGTCGCAACCCAAAAGGGCGTTGACTTGAACTTCACTTCTGTTGATCTGACGCTCGACATTGATGACTTCTCGGATCGTATCCTTGAGCCAGCAATGTCAGTGCTTGCCGCTAACGTCGAAGCCGACGCAATGAGCATGTTCAAAGATGTTTATAACCAAGTATCAGACGTCGGCGCATCGATTACGCTTGCTGACGTGCTTAATGGTGCCAAACAACTTACAGACAACCTCGCACCAGTTTCCGAGCGTTGCTTGAACCTTAACACGACTGACAACGTTGACCTCGTGAACGCTGTATCTGGTCTGTTCAACCCTAATACGAACGTGTCTAAGCAATACCGCGAAGGCATGGTTGCTAGCGAGTTTGTCGGTTATAAAGAAGTGTACCAAAACACACTTTGGCCGCAATTCACGTCAGGTACGGATGACGGAACAGGCAACTACCTGATTAACGGCGCGTCTCAAGCGGGCGCTTCTATTACCGTTGACACGGGCGCTGGAACGTTCACGAAAGGCGATATCATCTACATCGCTGGCGTTAACCGTGTTCACCCTGAGACTAAAGCTGACACAGGTCAGTTGCAGTCATTCGTTGTGACAGCGGCAACAGGCACAAGCGCCACGTCGATCGGCATTAGCCCGTCAATCGTGGTTTCTGGTGGGCGTCAAAACGTTGTTGGCTCACCCGCCGACGGCGCTGCGATCCAAAAGCTCGAGAGCGATAAGTCAACGGCAATCGGCGCGAGTGCTGATTACGGTATTTCTTGTGGCTTCCATAAGGACGCTTTCGCATTTGCAACAGCCGATTTGATTATGCCGGACGGTGTCGATTTCGCCGCTCGCGAAGTCATGGACGGCATTTCGATGCGGGCAGTTCGTCAGTATACGATTGCTGATGATAAATTCCCGACTCGTCTTGACATTCTGTACGGCTACAAAACGATTCGCCCACAGTTGGCTTGTCGTTACGGTTTTAACTAGGCCACACGCTGCGGGGAGGGCTTCGGCTCTCCCCAATGCTTTTAGGATAAATTATGTCTAACTACGAAAAAAGAGTGTACAAAGTAATTGACGGAAAACTCACCAAAGCTTGGGACGGCCCAAAGGATGGCTGGTTCTCGGTAAAAGCGGACGCATTCGCTGACGGCGGGCCTGACGTAGCAAAGGAAGCTGCTGAAGAGATCAAAGAATACAAGCCAGCCGGAACGCTATCTTTGAAGAACAAACGCACCAAGAAAGGTTAAATCATGGCAATCACAACCTACGCAGAATTAAAGACGGCATTAGAGACGTATACAGGACGTGCTGACAGTGGGTTTGTGGCGCTTGTCCCTGACTTTATTTCTCAAGCGGAGAACTTTATCAATCGAAAGATCAATTGGAACCCAGGCATTACGGAAGTGTCTGTTTCTTTGTCTCAAGGGTCCGATACGGCGGCATTGCCAGCGGGTTTTCTTGAGATTATCGATATGAAGTATCCTTCGAACGATTTTTTAATGGAACAACTCCCATTGTCGAAGCTCTTAGGGCTGCACGATGACAATGAGATCCGTCCTTATTATTACGCGGTAGCTGATACGTTCCGTTTTGAAGGCCCCTCAGACGCAACCTATGCATTAGACTGTAATTACTACAAGAAGTGGGATATAGCCACTGACGGGACGAACGCGCTCCTCACACAGTATGAAGACCTGTATTTAGATATGAGCCTTTGGCGCGCTTATAAATGGATGCGCAGCCCGGAAGAGGCAGCGACTAACTTCTCCACGGCTTCCGCCATCCTAGCAGACGTAAATCACACATACGGGCGCAACAAGAAGAACGCAGTTTCCACTGTTGATTCTGCCTTGCTGACGAACAACAAGAACGCGTTTAACATTTTCAACGGGTATTGATATGATTCCCTTCGCACAATACACGCCTGACCAGCCTGACTATGAAAACCAAGGCTCGGCATATATAAACAACGTGTTGCCCCGCACAGAAGCGAGCTATGCGCCCTTATCCGGCTTATCGTCTATATCTGGTGTTGTCGGGACGGGTGTTGTTCGTGGCGCTGGTTCGCTTCGAGATAACGACGGCGTTGTTTATAACTTCGCATCCGACGAAAAAGATTTCTTTCTTTTAAACACCGGAACGTGGAATAATGTTTCCGCGTCTGCTGGTGCTTACACGGTCAGTTCAGATTACCCTGTTGAATTCGTTGGATTTGGCGAGCGTTGCATAGCCATTCTAGGCTTGAGCGACGATATGCAGACGTATTTGATGGGTACAGATAGCACGTTTTCACAGTTGAATAGTGATGCACCACGAGCAAGGGTTGGCTCTGTCATTGGCGATTTTGTCATGGTGGGAAATACTTTTGACAGTACATACGGTGGCGTTCCTAACCGTGTGTGGTGGTCTGCATTCAATGACCCGACAGATTGGCCGAGCATTGGATCGTCCGACGCGGCTTCGAAGCAATCAGACTATAATGACATTGCGACAGGCAACACAGTCCAAGCCATTGTTGGTGCAATCGGCGGTACTGACGGCGCAGTTTTCTTAGAGAAAGCTATATACCGCATAGTATACGAAGGCCCGCCAACAATTTTCGGCTTTTATGAAATTGAGCGTGACAGGGGTGCGCACGCTAGGAACTCAGTTGTTAACGTGGGGACAGTAGCATTTTATCTGGACGAGTCAGGTTTCTTTGCGTTTGATGGCACAAAGTCAACGCCAATCGGTGATAGGCGCGTTGATAAGACATTCTTTGCTAACCTTAACCAGACATATATTGACAGAGTTTACGGGTCTGCTGACTCAATTAACAAGATTGTGTTCTGGGCTTATCCGTCGGTGAACTCGACGTTTGGCGAGCCTGACACGCTTATTATGTATAATTGGGCTATCGATAGGTGGTCAACGGCAGACGTATCCATGCAATACCTGACAACAGGGTTGACGCCTGGCTACACGCTCGAACAGCTGGACGGCATTAATAGCAATCTAGACTTGCTCCCATTGTCTCTGGACTCTCGATCATGGACCGGCGGCGAACGTTTACTATCAGCATTTGACACAGACGGTGACCTTGCACGATTTAGCGGAGACATTCTAGAAGCACAGCTTGAAACAACTGAGGCATCCGGCGCAGAAGGTACACGCATTCATATTAGCGGCATTAGGCCTTACGTTGACGGCGGAACAGTAACAACGCAGATCCGCTCACGCGACACACCGGGCGGCACGCCAACAGACAGTGCATATGAGGCTGTCGGCACTGATGGAATGTCTCATTTCAACATTAGCACGAGGTACGGGCGCGCGCGCATTAAGATTGCAGCGGGCGGCACATGGACCCACGCGCAGGGCGTTGATGCTAAGACCAGACCGGACGGGGATTTGTAAATGGGCGCGCCTATTGGATACCCGACAGCTCCGCGATACCTGCCTGACAGCGACCAGCATAGACGGTTGCTTGGGGAACAGGCGCAGCGTCAAAATCAAGGCAAGACGAACAACGTCATTATCGTGACGCTCAGATCAAATGAGGCGACAACGACAATCACAGACGTTCGACTAAGCCCCGCGTCGTTCCTTGGCTTTATGCCTGAGACAGCGAACGCAGCGACGGCATTGGCAACGACATACGTTGCAGACACGAATAGACTATCCGGGTCGGTTGTTATCAACCACGCGAACAACGCCCAGACAGACAAAACATTCCGCGTGATTTTGGTAGGATAAGACAATGGACAGATACAACCAAATTTTACAGATGGCGCAAGGTTTAGGCCAAGCCAACCCACAAGGAAACCCGTACCAAGGCGGGCTTCTAGGCGGGCAAAACCCAATGCATCAACAGCAAGCGGGCGGGTTGTTTGACCTAACTCCACAACCTGCAATGCAGTTCGGCGCGAGTCCTCAAGGCGGTGGGTTGCAAGACTATTTTGCATCTCTTCAACAGCAAGGGCCACAGACGGACCCCATGGCAGAAGCCAACGCATTGCTTGCCCAACGTCAACAAGACATTCAAGCGGCACTTGCACAAGCTCCAGAACCAGCGGTGGCCGTTGCAGATAAATACGTAGGCCCGACAGAGCAGGAGCTTTGGCAAAGACGATTTAATGAAATGCAACGCGTTAGCCAGCTTCCAGAGAATCAAGGCCCGTAGAAAAGGCTTTAATTGTCCAAACTTTTTGTGTAGTATAACGTAGATAGGAATTTTATATGCCTTTGCCAATCAGACAAGTAGGCCCATTACAAGGACGAGCGCCAAATACAGGCGGCATCACTATGGGTTCGAATAACTTTGCGGCAAGCCCCGGCATGTCTACGCCAATGCAACGCGCGCCAGCTCAACAAGACAACAGCGTCAAAAACGGCATGGCTGGCCTCGATATGCTTAACGAAGCTGGCGCACTGGACCCTTTAAAGGGTTTATTCTCGTCACCAGCTCCCTTTGCCGGATCTAGCATGATGGGACCGGGCGTAGGCACGTTAAGCGCTATGGCTCCTGCTCCTGCATTAGCTCCCTTTGCCGGATCTAGCATGATTGGACCGGGCGTAGGCACGTTAAGCGCTATGGCTCCTGCATTAGCTCCCGTTGCCGGATCTAGCATGATTGGACCGGGCGTAGGCACGTTAAGCGCTATGACTGCTGGAGGGTCTTTGGCTGCTGCTGCGCCTTTGGCTGCTGGAGGGTCTTTGGCTGCTGCTGCCCCAGCATTTCTTGGGATGGGTCCATTAGGTTGGGCAGCTTTGACGGGCGTTGGCCTGTTGACTGCTTTTGGTTAAGATTACAGGAATCCCGTCTGACGAAATAGACCTTTACTGGTCGGAAGCGGAGCCAATACTAAAACGAGCGACGGACAGGGGGAAAGAGTTTTTAACAGTTGACCTATACGAGTATATTTCAAAGGGCAAAATTCAATTGTGGATAGCCTTCGACGAAGAAAAAATAAGGGCCGTTTGCACGACGCAGATTGTAACCTACCCAAGGCTTAAAGTTTGTGCAGTATTATACTTAGCGGGCAGTGGTTACAAAGATTGGATAATGTTCCAAGACTATATTGGGGCATGGGCAAAAGAAAACGGTTGCTCTCACCTTGAAGGATATTTCCGCAAGGGTTGGCTGAGAGTTCTAAAAGATTGGTCCGCAAGTTGGACATTAGCACGTAAGGAATTGTAATCATGGGCGGTTCACCAAAACAACAAGAAATTCCCGACACTCAGACAACTAAGACTGAGCCATGGGATGAACAGAAAGGCTCGTTACAGACCATATTCGGTCTACAAGCTGGCCTGACTGGTGTGCCAACTGACAACTTGCCTCAAGGCCAGCAAGACACGGCTTTGCAAGCGGGCGACTTCTCAAACGCTGCACAGCGTATGCAGTATTTCCCCGGTCAAACTTATGCGCCATTCGCAGGCGAGACTGAGGCCGCACTCCAAGGCCAAGCTGCACGGGGTTATCAAGGCTCACCAGTTAACCAAATGGCGCAAGCTCAGAACGTCGCAACCAATAGCGGACAATTTCTTGACGCGGGCAACCCCTATTTTAGCCAAATGGCAGACCGCGTTACAGAGCAGGTCATGCCGAAAGTTCAAGGACAATTTGCACAATCAGGGCGCACAAACTCAGGTCTTGCATCACGAGCATTAGGTCAGGGCTTGGGTGATTCAATCGGCGCGCTTGGATATCAGAACTATTCAGACGAACGCAAAAACCAAATGAACGCTATGCAGATGGCACCACAGCTTGCGGAAACAGATTACCATGACTTCGCGGCACTTGGTGAGGTTGGCCAAGCGCGTGAGGCCCTTAATCAACAAGGTATCAATGATGCAATCGAACGATTTAACTTTGAACAGACAGAGCCTTTCCAACGCCTTGCGATGTTTAACAACGCGGTTCAAGGCAACATGGGAGGCACGTCTATTGGCACTCAGACTTCAAGCGGTGGTGGTGGGAGTCGCCTCGGCTCAACTATTGGCAGCGGTTTGCTTGGTGCTGGCGCATTAGCGTCATTGGCTTCATAGGAGTATTTAGACATGGGCATTCTCGATGATATATTCTCTTCAAGCAATCCAGCCAAATACAAAGCTGGCTCTTACGCTAATCCGGGGCAACCTTCGCCACAACAGGGCGGCGGTCTCTTAGATTACTTTGATAAGCCTGGCCGTATGCAGACAATCTCAAGCGCTTTAATGGGCGCAGGACAAGGCATGTTGCAAGCGCCACAGAACGGCGGCCGCTTCGGGCAAGCTATGAGTGGACTTGCGGGCATGGCGGGCGGCATGGCACAGAACAAAAAGAAGGTTGAGCAAGAAGCTATGTTCGAGCAATTGGCTGGTGGCGACCCTCTCAAGTTGGCATTTTTAAAATCAAACCCAGAAGTGGGCATGAAAATGATGATGGAACAGAAGTTTGCAAAGCCGACTGCGACATTTAGCACGGTTCAAAACCCATACAAGCAAGGCGGCTATGGTCAGAAAAACTCTCTCACGGGGGAGATAATTAATTACCAAGGCGCACCAAAGGCCGCGAAACAAGGCAACCCGATTGAAGTCTTAGATATTGCTTCAGGCAAGAATGTTATGATTCGGCCAAATAATTTTGATCCGACGAAACACGGGTCTCCAAAAGACGCCGTTAAAGTTGGCAATTACGCTCAACAGGCTAAAGACGCCGGTTTAATGCCAGGCACTCCTGAATTCTACGCCTATGTTAAAGAACTACAAAAGAAAACACCTCTTATTGAGAATAAGTCAGAGACAGCCGCACAAGCAAGATTGTCAGGACGCAGAGGGGCTCTTATGGATAAATACGACGGCATTGCATCAACGCGAGATAAAGCAGCCGCAATGGGCAGGCTTGCAGCGTCTTCCCCGACTGGTTACGGCGCTGAATGGCGGCTCCTAGCGGGGAGGGTAGGCAACGCTATAGGCCTGCCCGTTGATATGAAAGAAATAACAAGTTTAGAGCAATTTAATGTTCTGCAAATGGACTTTGTTATGGACAGAATCGCAGGCACGAAAGGATCTATTTCAGAAAAAGAAATGGACGCATTCAAAGCCGCAGGTCCAAGCCTTGGAAATTCGCGTGAAGGTAACATAATTATTGCTAAAGTCATGGGTGAACAGGCTAGACGCGCTGAAGTCTTATTAGACGCTGAATTAGATGCGCTCGACTCTGGAATGACAGAAAGAGAAGCCCGAAAAGAAGTAGGAAAACTAAGAGCGGAGTTTAGAAAAACAGATTTCCTATCGGCGGAGGAAATGGCGACTATCCTCGGAACTTCGTCCTCTCCGGTTGTTGAATTCGATAAACAGTTAGAAGACGATTTAAATCTTTATGCCCCTATAGGCGCAAAATAATGGCAGATATAGAACGCCTAAAGGCAGGATTTAAGGCTGCACACGCGGCTGGTGACACTGACGCGGCAACGCGCTTTGCCAAGGCTATACGCGCATCTCAAGGGCAGAAGTTTGAAGACCAACCAACGCTAGATCAAAGAGTTGAAGGAACGTTTGGTCTTGAACCTAATATAGAAAGACCTGGTTTCCTGCCAATGCCGTCCTTTAATGAAGGCGACACTATGACAGACTTCACTGCCCCTGCATGGGTGTATGAAGCCGCGCGGGGCGTATCAATGCCTAAACAAGCACTATCTGGTGGTGATATAACAGAAGAGGACATCACGCGCGGCGCATTGGGTGCATTTGCGCCTTTTTCCTCACAGTTAAAGCCAATGCCTAAGCGAACGCCAAACAAACTAACAAGGTCCGATATTAGAGACGCACCAACGACTGATCAATTAAAAGCGGCGGGGAAGGAAAAATATAACGCGGCAAAGAAATCTAACGTTGTCATAAATTCGAATAGTTTTGACAGCATGGTTGACGGTATGGGGCCAAGTTTGAAGTCAGAAGGTTTTGCTGAAGGGCTGCATCCTAAAGCGTCTACCGCGTTAAACGAAATTGCGAAATACAAAGGCAGCGATATAGACGCGCAAGAATTAAGTATTATTCGGCGTCTCGCTAAGTCTGCTAAAAGCAGTTTAGACAAAGACGAGGTTCGCATAGGCGGGAAGATGGTAACATATATAGATGATTACCTTCGTCGCATAGGCGTTGATGATGTTGCGCCAAAAGGCCCTTGGGGCCCACGTTCCAGCGACCCTAAAAAATACATTAATACTCTTAAGGAAGGGGATGCATTATGGACCAAAGCCAACAAGTCAAAGATTATTGACGATATGATAGAAAACGCTTCAAACGCTGCGTCAGGTGAAGAAATGGGATTAAGGAATGCCGCCCGCGCTTTGCTAAAGCAGGACGTTAAAAAGAACATATTTAACAAGACTGAGCGGGACGCTTTGAAGAAAGTTGCACAAGGCACAGCAGGTGTAAATCTACTCAGAACCATTGGCAAGTTTGGCCCAACTTCAGAACAGCAATCTAAGGCTATGATGCCGTACATAGGCGGAGCGGGTGCGTATGCTCTAGGGGGTGTCCCTGGAATGCTAGCCCTTGGCGCTGGAGGTAACCTTGCTGCGCAAGCGGCTAAACAAGGGACAAAACAAGCCGCATCAACAGTTAGAGCGTTAACGTCAGGCGCAAAGCCAAGGGCGTACACCCCATCATCGTTACCATATCAAGGCTTGCTCGGAATGGGCGAAGGTGCCGCAGCTGGCGGAGCAATACCGCCTTATAGAAAAGATAGGAAGAAATAATATGGCAACCTTTTATAACTGGTCAACAACCCCTGCATCAAACGCGTCCGTCGGCAATATCGATTGGGCTGAAGGTATGGCACCGAGCCAAGTCAACAATTCAGCACGTCAAGAGATGGCAGACGTTGCGGCTTGGCGTGACTTTTTCGGCGGGGCTAAAACCACGTCAGGCACAGATACTATAACTTTGACATCCGGCATGACAATCACGGCCTATGCTTCGAACCAATTATTTGTTGCGAAATTAGGCGGTACAAATACCGGCGCAGCAACACTTAATATTGACTCGCTTGGGACTAAGGCCGTCGAAATTAATGGATCTGCAGTAACGGCTGGCGAATTAGTTGCGGGCAAGTTTTATATGTTTGTTTACGACGGCACAGCATTTCAGGCATCTAGGGTTTCAGCGGAATCTGGATTTACCAACCCTATGACGACTCAAGGGGATATGATACGCGGTGGCGGGTCTGGGGCGGCGGAGCGTGTGGCAATTGGTGCAGCTAATACTGTTTTAATATCTGATGCGACGGACGCTGATTGGTCAAAACTACCCATCGCCTCCCTTGCCAACGGCACAGACGGCGAGTTGATAACATGGGACGCTGCTGGCGCTCCTGCGGTGGTTGCAGTTGGCACGTCTGGGCAAATATTAACTTCTGGCGGTGCTGGCGTGGCTCCTACTTTTGCAACCCCTTCTGGTGGTCGAACACTATTAGCTGAGAGTTTGGCGTTCTCTGCACAGTCCGTTATTACATTCGATGGCTACTTCGCCTCAAATGACATGATCGAAATCCATTGTTTCGATATGGTCCCTGCGGCTGCTGGCGACGTTGAGTTGCGGTACGAAGTGAAGGTTGGTGGTGCTTGGGCCACAGCATCATACGCGAGTTACATGGTCAGAGGTCTAACAGCGGTTAGCTCGACTGCTGCCGCGACTGGCGTTTTAGGTTATATGCGAGGGACAAACTCAGCCCATTATATTGAGTTACCTCGCCCAGATCAGACCGTTGATAATAAGACTTTATTCTGTCACGGCGTATTCGATGATACGACTTATGTAAACACAACAGCGACTAGCCAGTACCAAGGCGCGACAGGCGCGGTAACAGGTATCCGCTTTAAGCCGGGGTCGTCTACATTCTCTGGTTCAATTCAAGTATGGGGTTCGTAACATGGCACGTACACAAATCATAATCGCTGCTGGCTCAGACCCAGTAACAGTGAACTTCACAGCGGCAGAAGAAACTGCTCAAGATGCTGTCGATGCAACGTTTGAAGATGGGGCTACTGCTAGGGCAGTGTTCGCAGAGATAGAACGCATTGAGAGTACAATGACCAAGCGCAGAGAGCGTGAGCGTGACACAGGTGACGCAACTGCTGTTGCTTGGTGGTCTGCTGCCGTTGCAGCGATAGACCTTGAGAGGGCCAAGCTCTAATGGAAGCCTTCAACGGCGAAGAGCGCCGGGTATTCGATGAGCATAGCAACGCATACATCACCCGACACCAAGCTATCGCGCTTGCCCAATCATCTGGGATCGCCGCAGCTAAAGAAGTGCTGGAGGGGTTTGGCATCTATGCGTCAACTCCAGAAGCTAAAGCGGAATACCGCAAAGACATGGAGCATGTGCGCAACCAACGCAACGCCTGTGCTTCTGTAAAATCTAAGGGTGTGTTGTGCGCGGTTGGCGTCATCACAACATCGGTACTTGCTATGGTTTGGATGGGATTCTCTGCCTTAATGAAAACTAAACTTGGCTGATGGATATAGTAGCTGACCTCAAGGCAGTTTGGCCGTTCATCATGGCGGTACTGGCTCTGGTCGTCTGGCTGGTCAGGCTGGAGAGTGTATCTAAGCAGAACTCACAGCAGGGCATGGAGAACAAGAAGGCAAGTGACGCAGCCTTTGAGAAGATCGATGCCATCAACGAGGTGCTACCCGTTATACAGAGCAAGATTTCAGTTTTCGGTTCAATGCTAAAGCCAGATAAATTAGCGGAGCATCACAGTTCGACTGCCCGATTTCAAGCTGAGACTGAGAAAGACATCGAGCGTCTGATGGACGCAGCAAAAA